GCGACGCACATTATTAGCCGTCTGTTCTCCCCCCAAGTTTATTTTTGGGGTAAACGTATCTGGCGGTCATTTGATTGAGGACAAACTATTTATGCGCATCATCGAGCATAAAGACGTAGTGCGTAGATTTTTGGAAGAAGCTGACGCCATGCGCGAGAGGGGGGTGAAGAATGGACTGCCCACGCTGTAAAGCCAAGCTCACCGTGCGCGACACGGACGCGCTGACTCGCTCCGTTATGCGCATCCGGCGGTGCCCGTCGTGCGGCTACCGCTGCGAGACGACCGAGGAGATAACGCTGGTGCTGCATCCGGCCGTCGAAGAGGACAAAAAGCAACAACCTGTCTAGATAGCCCCATTTACCCTGACGTGCCCGAGCGGGCCGTGTAGCGGTGGTGCCACATACGAGCCGCCGCATCCACGGCCTTGCGGCATGAGATTCGCGGCGGCTCCCCAAACGGGAGGCGTCGCCGTGGATCGAAACCAGATCCTCACCACATTCCCCTTCGCGGTCTGGCTCCTCCAGGCCGAAGAAGGGTTCCGGCCGACTCCCTACCTGTGCACGTCCGGAGCGCTCACCATAGGCTACGGCCACAATCTCACCGCACGCGGCATAGACCGCACCGCCTCCGCGTCTTGGGTCTGGACCGAGGCGCAGGCGCTTGACCAGCTGCTTGACGACCTCATGGACGTCGTCGCGGCGCTCGACGCCCGTTATCCCGGCTGGCGCGACATGGACCCGGCTCGTCAGGCCGTCGTGCTGTCATCCTGTTTTCAGCTTGGCGTGGGCGGTGCATCGCAGTTCAAGGCCACGATCCGGCTGCTCCAGGCTGGCGACTACGAGGGCGCTGCGGCGCAGATGCTCAAGTCCAGGTGGGCCACGCAGACCCCGACCAGGGTGCAGCGCAACGCCGACATCATGCGCACAGGTGTCATGCCCGAGGAGGTCAACAGTGTCCGTCTCGACCAAACTCCGGATGTGGCTGCAACACCGGCTGAACCCGCTGCACGTCTACTGCCGCTTGTCGCGGCTCATGTCGCCGGATCGGGCGCAGTGGCTGGCCCGGCAGTGGCAACGCCTCTACGTCAAAATCTGGCCAATCTAACCAAAAACCCCGCCTCCTACGGTGCTGGCGGCCTCGCCGCGATGCTCGTGGGCAACGTCCGCCTGCAAATCGATCTCTGGGTGTTCGACCACCTGTACCACTTCGAGGACGTCAACGTGGTGGCTGCGCTCGTGGCCGTCGGCGTCGTCCTTTACGGACTTCTGGGGGTGCGCCGTGGCTGAGACCTGCGTGGAGCTGCTCTATCCCTCGTGGTGGGATCAATACCCGTCCAGCATGCGCGATGCCGTGATGAACGGCTGCGGCCCGTCCGGCTGGAAAGCGCGCTACATCCCGGACACGATATGGGGTGTCTGCGTCTCCCGGGCCTGCGACGTCCACGATGTGGAATACACTTGGGGTCGCTCCAGGGCCGCAGCTGACGCCCGCCTATTCGCCAACATCTGCCTGATCCTCGCCGCACATGGCGGCTTGCTGATGCCCGTGCGCATTGTGCGCGCTTTCGTCATGTTCTCGGCTGTCCGCGCGTTTGGCGGCAAGTTTTTCAAAGGGGGAGGGAGATGAACGGGGAAAACACTGAGCGGATTTTGATGATGGGAACGGTTTTGCTCGCGGTGACGGTCGTCTTCCTGCTCATGTCCGGATGCGCGACGGTCAACCCCGAGATGGCGCAGCACATGGCCGGGGTCGCCTCGGCGCTGGATAAACTGCCTACTGCGCCCGTGGGAGCCGATACCCAGGCGCAGATTTCCGGATGGTCCGCGTGGGCCTCGTATCTACTCAAGGCCGCGTCGGGGCTGTGAGCGTGTCCGTGGAGGCCATGATTGGCATAGCTGCCTTGGTGGGGTCGATGCTGGGAAGCGGTGGAGTCCTCGGGGTGCTGGCGTTTTTCATCCGTCGGTGGACCGAGAAGGTTGACGCCCGGCTGGACCGCTACGAGCAAGACAGCAAAAACTGCGCGGTGAATTTTCTGTCGATGTTCCGGACAAAAGATGAGGCCCTACGCGCGTGGGAGCAGGGCAGGAAGGAGCAGGATGATCAGTGGACCAAAATCAACGACCATGACCGCCGCCTGACGCGGCTCGAAACGGTCTGTGAGAGAGAGCACGGGAAATAGCCATGCCTAAGGGCGGTCACAACGCATGCAAAATCGGACGAAGCGGCTTGAGCGTCAAGCAGCAACTTTTCGTCCAAGAATACCTCGCAAGCGCGAATTTGAACGCGACCGAGGCATACCGGCGTGCGGGCTACCTGACCAAAAACCCTGACCGTGGCGCACATCAGCTTATTTCGCTGCCCAAAATTCAGAAGGCCATCCAGGACGCCATCAACCGGCGTGGGCGGCGCGTCAACGTCACCCAGGATCGTGTTGTGGAGGAATTGGCGCGCATCGCGTTCCTGGACATCCGCGAGTTCTATGACGCTGACGGCAACCTGCGCGAGATTCACGCGCTGCCCGAGACTGCCGCCGCCGCGTTGCGCGGCATGGACGTGGCCATCGAGCCAGGCGGTGAGGACGGCAAAGCGCCGACGCGCGTGCGCAAGATTCGCATGGCCGACAAGGTCAAGGCATTGGAACTGCTCGGGCGTCACATGGGCATGTTTGATGACCGGCTGAAGCTCTCCCTGGACGGGGATTTGGCCGTTCGCATGGAGCGCATCGAGGGCCGCCGTGCAAGCCGCGATTAAACTTCATCCGCTTGAGTTCGTGCGCGAGCGCTATCGCTGGGATCCTCTCGGGTTCGTCCTCGACTGCTTTTCGTGGGGCGAAGGGGAAGGCCCGGACGAATGGCAGACGAAAGTCCTCTCGACGATCCGCGATGAATACAGCCTGACCAAGGCGCTGCGCATCGCGGTCGCCTCCGGCCACGGAATCGGCAAGACGGCGCTCATCGCCTGGATCATCCTGTGGTTTATTTCGACGCGCGAAAATCCGCAAATCGTCGTCACAGCGAACACCAAAGAACAGTTAGAGAAAAAGACCTGGCGCGAGTTGGCGAAATGGCAAGAGCGTTACGAGTTTGGGCTTTTATTTGAATGGTCGGCCACCACGTTTCGGCTCAAGGAGGCGCGGGGCCTGTGGTTCGCGTCGGCTGTGCCCTGGTCCGAGACGAACAGCGAGGCGTTTGCGGGGACGCACGAAAAGCACGTCCTGATCATCTTCGACGAAGCTTCGCGGATCGCGGATATCATTTGGGAGGTGGCCGAAGGCGCGATGACCACGCCCGGGGCCATCTTTATCGCGTTCGGCAACCCGACGCAAAACACTGGCCGGTTCCGTGAGTGCTTCGGCCGCTTCCGGCATCGCTGGATCACGATGCAGGTTGATTCGCGCACCGCGAAGATGACCGACAAGGCGCAGATTCAGCAATGGGTGGACGACTACGGCGAGGACAGCGATTTCGTGCGCGTGCGCGTCAAGGGCGAGTTCCCCCGGGCCAGCGCCATGCAGTTCATTGGCAACGACCTCGTGGCCGCCGCAGCCGGGAAGCACCTGCGCGAGGATCAGTATTCGCACATGCCCGTGGTCTTGGGGGTTGATGTGGCCCGCTACGGCGACGACGCCAGCACGATCTACAAGCGACAGGGCTCGGCCGTATGGAAGCTCTGGAAGGGGCGCGGGATCGACAACATGACGCTGGCCGGGCTGGTGGCGCAGACATGGCGCGACCACAACGCGGACGCCTGTTTCATCGACCACGGCGGCGGCTCGGGCGTCATCGACCGGTTGCGGCAGATGGGCCTGCGGCCGTTTGAAATTCCGTTCGGCTCCACGGCCACCAAGGACAAAATTTACGCCAACAAGCGCGCCGAGATGTGGGGCAACATGCGCGATTGGTTCCGTACAGGTTCCGTCGCCATCCCGGATGATCCCGACCTCAAGATGGATCTGATCGGGCCGGAGTACGGGTTCGATTCCAAGGACCGCATCATCCTGGAGCGCAAGGAAGACATGAAGTCGCGTGGGCTGGCCTCGCCTGACGACGCCGACGCGCTGGCCCTGACATTCGCTGAAAACGTCGTACCACGCCGCATGCGCGACGGCATGCCGCAGGGGCATATGCGGGCGCGCCAGGATTTCAACCCCCTGGAGGTCGCGCGATGCTGACCATCCAGGACACCATTTCTTTCGAGGCTGGCGGCTGCACCTGGTTTCAGCCGGGGGCGTTGCGCGCGGAGGTTGTCGAGCAATTCCGGGGCGGTCTTGATGCTTCCGGGCGTCTCTGGCTGACGTTCTACGACTGGCCTACTCCGCCCGAGCCTGCCGAGTTCTTGCGCATCCTGACCCGCGACGGCGTGTTGTGCTGGTTTGGGTTTGACACGGCCACGCGCGAGCCGATGGCGATTTTCTGGCTTGAGATGGCCGGGGCCACGGCCAGGATCAATTTCGCGTTGCTCCCGTGTTGTTTTGGCCGCCGGGCGCTGCGCGTCGCCCGTGAGGTCACGGACGCGATTCTGGCCGCCGGAAAATACATCGGGTTGCGGGCGCTGATGGGCGAGACGCCGACGGCAAACACGGCGGCGGTCAAGTACGCCAAGTCGTGTGGGCTTCGTCCGCTGGGGATCATCATGAACGGCTGCTACATGGCCGAAACCGGTGAATTTTGCGGCAGGCTCATCACCTGCAAAACGATGGAGGGCTGAACTATGGGCGGTGGCGGCGGAAAAGGTGGCGGTGGCGGCGACAGTTCGGCCCTGATGGGCATGATGATGCAGCAGCAACAGATGCAGCAGGCCATGTCTATCCAGCAATCGCAAGTCTCGGCTGCGCAGACACAGTCCATGCTGGATCAGATCAATGAAAGCGCCGTGACGATGCCGAAGGCTCCCGACGCGACGCCGACGCCTGCCCCGGAGGGCGCGGCCGGAGAAAGCGGCGCGACGGCGGCCGATGACACGGCCCGGAAGCTGGCGGCCTCGAAAATCCTGGGCCGCTCGTCCACGATCCTCACCGGGGCCACTGGCGACGACACGACCGCGAACACGCGGAAAAAGGCCCTCTTGGGTCAGTAGGCGGATACCATGGCCGACGCGAAAAGCAGCAAATCCAGATCCGAAGAGATTTCCCGGCGCTGGAAGCTCCTGGTCAACGACCGGGAATCCTGGATTTCGGTCTGGAAGGAGCTTCGCGAGTATATCTTGCCGTATGCCGGACGCTTCGACGACTCGGACGTCAACGACGGCAAGAAGAAGTCGGTCGGGGTTATCTACGACAGCAAGGCGACGCAGGCGCTCGGGAAGCTGGCGGCGCTGCTGTTCACCGGCATGACGCCGCCGTCACGGCCCTGGTTCAAGATGAACACGGTCAACCCGGAACTGGCCGAAGACCCGGACGTCAAGGCCTGGCTCGAATTCTCCGAGGAACGCATCTACGACGCCATGGCCCGCTCGAATTTCTACTTGGTCATGCATCAGCTTTTCATGGAACTGCCGCTTTTCGGCACGGCGTGCATGTCCATTGAGGATGACTTTGAAAGTCACATCAGGTGCCACCTGTTCCCGGCCGGGCGTTACGCCATGGCCCTGGATGGCTCCGGCCGCGTGGATACCGTCGGTCGCCAGATCCAGATGACGGTGAGGCAGATTGCACAGACCTGGGGTGAACAGGTGTTGCCGGAGGGGTTGCGGGCTCAACTCGATTCCAACCCGTACCAGCGGCATGACGTGCTGCATTTCGTGATGCCGAACGATGACCTGAAAATGGGCATGGTCGGCGGCCCGGGCATGGCGTTTTCTTCGTCGTACTGGCTGGTCGCCGGGACCGAGCTTTTGCACGAAGGCGGCTACGAGGAAATGCCGTACCTCTGCCCTCGCTGGTCCGTGACTGGCGAGGACACGTATGGACGCGGCCCGGCGCTGGATGTGCTGCCGGACGTTCGCACGCTCCAGGTCATCCGCCGTGACAAGATGCTTGCCGCCGCGCTGTCGTTGCGGCCGCCGCTGGCCATCCCGGAGGGAATGCCAGACGTGGACCTGTCGCCGGGCGCGATGAACCCCATGCCGGGCAACGGGGCCGAGAACATCAAGCCGCTGGTCCAGGTGCAGCCGAATCTTTTGGGCGCGCTGAACGAAATCGAGGACGTGCGCAAGGCCATTGTGGACGGCCTGCACAACGACTTGATCCTGATGATGGAGGAGCACCCGAACATGACCGCCACCGAGGTCATGGAGCGGCGACAGGAAAAGATGCTGATGCTCGGGCCGATTGTCGAGCGGATGCAGTCGGAACTGCTCGGGCCTGTCCTGGATCGTGTTTTCGGGCTCCTGTATCGCGCCGGGCTGATCCCGCCCGCCCCGCCTGTGGCGCAGGGGGCGGACACGCGCATCGAGTACATCTCGCCGCTGGCGCAGGCCCAAAAGCGGGCCGGAACGGATGCAATCGTGGCCGTGGCCGCGTTCGCCGGGAACCTCACGCAGCTTGATCCGAACGTGCGGCATCGCTTCGACTTCTCCGAGGCCGCCCAGAAATACGCCGAACTCTACGGCATCCCGGCACGCATTGTCCGCAGCGACCAGGAGACGGCGGCGCGGCAGCAAGCGGAAGCGCAGGCGCAGGCGCAGGCCAGTCAGGCGGCCATGCAGGCGCAGGCCATGGGCGTCGGCGCTGACGTGGCCTCGAAGCTCGGTGGCATCGACATGGGCAAGGACAACGCCCTGAAGCGGCTCATGGGCGAGAAAACGCCGGAGACGGTGGAAGCATGAACGAGCCATGGGAAACCGGCGAGAAGCGCCCCCAAAGTGATGAGGCACGCGAGCTTGAGGCCGCATACCGCCGCTTCGCCGCCACTCAGGACGGTGAGCGCGTGCTGTCGGACCTCCTGAAAATTTGCGGTCTGTTCACGGACCCGTTCACCCGGGATTCGCGAACCTACTACAACCTGGGGCGACTCTCCGTGGCGCAGCACATCGTGATGCGCGTGGGCGGCGAGAAAGACCTTGGGCGAAAAGCGGTGACGTTTCTCCAAACCCTTAACCATGGAGCGTGACACCATGGCGGACGAAAACCCTACCCCGGAACAGGGTAACACCACACCGGGCCAGCAGGGGCAGACGATCCTCGGAGGCGGCCAGCAGGCCACGCCGCCCGAGGGCCAGCAACAGCAACAGCAAGCGACGCCCCCGGCCGCGCCGACCTCGTGGCTTGACGGGCTGCCTGACGACCTGAAGGCGTCCGATCTCCTGAAGGGCGTCCCGGACATCGCCGGGCTGGCGAAGGCCTACCTGGAGACGCAGGGAAAGCTCCCGAAGGTGCCCGAGAGCCCGGACAAGTACGAAATCAAGCTGCCTGACGGGGCCGTCGAGGATGACGGCATCAAGGCGCTGCGGGATTTCGCGCACAAGTCCGGGCTGACAAACGATCAGGTCAACGGCGTCATGGGGCTGCATGGCCAGATCGTGAAAGGGGCCATCGATAAGGCCATGGCCGAAGGTGAGGCGACGCTGAAGACGGAACTCGGGGCGAAGTTCGGGGAAACCGTGGACCTCGCGAACCGGGCCGTCAGGCACTTCCTGGATGACGGAATGGTCAAGTTCCTGGGGGATACCGGCCTCGCCAACAATCCCGGCGTGGTCAAGATGTTCGCCAAGATCGGGCAGGCCATGGGCGAAGACAAATTCGTCACCAGCGACAAGGGGCAGGGCCAGGGGAAGAGCGCAGCCGAAAAGCTTTACCCCGGCATGACATAACCAAAAAAAGGGCCGCGAAGCCCGAAGACTCCGCGACCCCCGAACGCAGGCATAAGCCCACGGCCTCGCAACCAAAGCTTATCCCGCGCCGGGAGTCACCAGTCAAGGATTTTCGCAGGCCCGCAAGGAGGACGCCATGTCCACTGTGGGTGATCTGAATCCGACCCTGGCCGACGTCGCCAGCCGCGTCGATCCGAACGGAAAAGTGGAAACCATCGTCGAGCTTTTGAAGCAGACGAACCCGATTATCGAAGACATGACCGCCGTCGAGGGCAACCTGCCGACCGGCCACCGGACCACGATTCGCACCGGCCTGCCCTCGGCCACGTGGCGCAAACTGAACTACGGCGTGGCAAGCTCGAAGTCTCGCACCGCGCAGGTCACCGACTCCTGCGGCATGCTGGAAGCGTACGCCGAGATCGACAAGGCTTTGGCCGACCTGAACGGCAACAGTGCCGCCTTCCGGCTCTCCGAGGATCGGGCGTTCCTGGAGTCCATGAACCAGGAAATGGCCGAAACGCTGTTCTACGGCAACACGGATGTCTACCCCGAACGGTTCATGGGGCTGGCTCCGCGCTACGCCGCCTCAAGCGCCACGCCCACCGAGATCGGCTACAACGTCATCAAGGGTGGCGGCTCCGGCGACGACAACACCAGCGTCTGGCTCGTGGTCTGGGGGCCGAACACCATCCACGGCATCTACCCGAAGGGCTCCATGGCTGGTTTCAAGCACTCCGACCTGGGGGAGCAAACCCTGTCCGACGGTGCTGGCGGCCAGTATCAGGGCTACCGCACCCACTACAAGTGGGACTTGGGGTTGACCGTCCGCGACTGGCGCTATGTCGCGCGGGTCTGCAACCTGGATGTCTTTGCCTTGGCCACCACCGGGGACACTTCGGACACCTCCGCCAACCTGCTCAAGTACATGACCATCGCCGCCAACCGCATCCCGAATCTGGGGATGGGACGGCCGGTCTGGTACGCGCATCAGGACGTCATCACCGCCCTGGAGATCAAGCTCCAGAACAAAAGCAACGTCTGGCTGTCTTCGTCCGAACTGCCCAACGGCATGCCCGTGACCCGTTTCCGTGGCATCCCGATCAAGCGGTGCGACCAGCTTCTTCTGACCGAAGCCACGGTTTCCTAAGGAGGGACCACCATGATCATCGACAAAGAACTGATGTTTTCCAGCGCGCAGGCCATCACCGGCGATGAGGCCAGCGACGATGTCATCGACATCGGGGCGCAGGGGTATGGCGACTTGGGCAATTCCCGACCCATGGAAATCCTGGTCAAGACGGATCAGGCCTTCAACAACCTGACCAGCCTGACCGTCAAGCTTCAGACGTGCGCGTCGGCGGACTTCTCCAGCACGACCGTCTATGACCTCCCGGCGCAGGAAACCGTGACGCTGGCCAGCGGCAACCTTGCCATCAACAAGGAAATCCTGCGCGCCAGGGTGCCGCACGGCTGCCTGCAATATCTGCGGCTGTACTACGACGTGAACGGCTCGAATCCGAGCACCGGCAAGATCACCGCCGCCCTGATCATGGACCGGCAGGCCGGGTTCTAAACGGAGGCCGCCATGCAGTTTCGATGCGTGAGACGCTGCTTCCACCTGAATCAGATGTGGGAGCCGGGCATGATCCTGGATGCCGATACCGCGCCCCGGCACTTCGAGGCCATGGGCGGCAAGGTCGAGCGCCAGGGATCGACCGACGCGCCCGGGCCGGGAACGCCTGTCCAGGCCGATACTCCCTCGCCGCGCCGTGGCGGCAGGCGCAAGGCCAAGGATACTTTGGCCGCGCATGCGCCGCCCGAGGCGAAGGCTGACCCGGTGGGGCTGGGCGACCTGGGCCTGTAACGAACAACGAGGGGCCGGGGAAACTCGGCCCCTTTCGAGGGGCTATGATCGTTTTCACCTGTGTTCGGGACTGCCAATGGCGGGGCCGCATCTGGCGCAAGGGGGAAGCTATCCCCTGGTCGCCCGGCGAGGATGTGCCGCCACGTCACTTCCGAACCGACGGGCGGCAACTGCCGTGCCCGAATGGGACACCTGAACGTGAGACGGATTTTTTGGTCATCATTGGCGACTCGCCGCACGTCGCCCAGCACATCGCGGCGTTCTCTCGGGTGACTCCGTTTACCGTCGCGGCGGTCAATCGCGGTGTTTCTCGCTGGCCTGGCCCGGTCCATTTTATGGTCAGCCTGCACGTCAACTTCTTTTTCAATCTGGACGCCCGGGGCGCGGAATGCGTTTCCGACAAATGCAATCCCGACGTCGGCAACCGTGTCATCAACGCCACGGCGGCGGGCGGCTCGGGCGGGCTGGCGCTGCAACTTGGCATGCAGATGGGTTTTCCGAAAATCTTGTTGCTCGGCATCGAGTTGACGGCAACCGGCTATGTGCCCATGCGCCCGACCTTTGAGCGCATCGCAAACAAAGATCGCATCCGCTCCATGGGCGGCTGGACGGCGGACCTATTCGGGTTGGCCGACACTGCGTGGATGGAGGAATAAGGCATGGCAAGCGTCGTCGAGATTTGCAACATGGCCCTGGCCGACGTCGGGGATATTTTCATCGAATCCTTGGCGGACACGTCGAAAGAGGCTCGGCGTTGCAGCGTAGCCTACAACCCTGCCCGGCGCGGCCTGCTGCGCGCGTTCGACTGGAATTTTGCTCGGGCCAGGGTGGAGCTTGCGCCGCTGGTGGCCGCCCCGGCTTTTGGATTCTCGGCCGCCTTTCAACTCCCGTCGGAGTGCATGCGCGTCTTGAGCGTCGTCGGCGACCCGGAATGGACTGTCGAAGGGCGAACGATCCTGGCGGCAGGGGATGCGCTGCAAATCATCTACACCCGCGACGTGACGGACCCAAACCAGTTTGACGCGCTTTTCATCCGCGCCCTGGCCACGCGCCTTGCGGCCGATATCGCGTATTCCCTGGCCCCGAGCAAGGAGCTTGTCCAAAATTTGGAGGCCAAGCACGCCATGGCCGTGACGCTGGCGCAACGGGTAGGGGCCATCGAATCCGACTGGAAGACCAAGACGGCCGCCATGGACAGTAACGACTGGACCACGGCGAGGTCATAGCGATGGCCATACACGTCCAGCAAACGAACTTCACGGCCGGGGAACTTTCCCCCTTGCTGCGTGGCCGGGTTGATCTCCAGAAATACTACAACGGGTGCCAGACCCTTGAAAATTTCCTGATCTACCCGCACGGAGGAGTCACCCGTCGCCCCGGAACTCGATTTGTTGCGGCGGCCAAATATGCGGACAGGCCGTGCCGGGTGCTGCGGTTTCAGTTCTCGACCATCCAGGCATACGCCATTGAGGCCGGGGACGAATATTTCCGGTTCTTCAATGATCAGGCGCAAATCTGGTGCCCGGCGACGGATGCAGCGGTCACAAACGGGACATTCACGTCCGACATCACGGGCTGGACGGACGCCAGCGGTTCCGGCTCCTCGATTTCGTGGAGCGCTGGGGCTATGGCCCTGAACTGCGGTGGCGATACCCCGGCCACGGCCCGGCAGACCATTGCGCACACGTCGGACGAAATCCAGCATGTCTTGTCGTTCCAGGTCTTGGACGGCGAAGTGTCGGCGTCCATCGGCAGCACGGCCGGAGATGACGATATTCTTGAAGAGGAATCGTTTTCCGTTGGCTGGCATTGCCGCGAGTTCACGCCCCCGGCCTCGAATGCGTCTTTCTCGTTGGAGTTTTCAAACATTGCCAGCGGGGCCGCGCGGATCGACGCCGTGAAGCTCTTGGACGATGAGGCTGTGGAGGTCGGGTCACCGTTCCCTTACGAGGTGTTGCAGCAAATCGGCACCACGCAAAGCGCGGATATTCTTTTCTTGGCGCACGAGAGTTACCCTCTGCACAAGCTGTCTCGGCACGGTCATTCGTCCTGGTCCCTGGAGCGCGTCGAGTATGCCCCGTCCATCGAAACGCCGACGGGCTTGGCCGGGGCACTGACGGAGCCAGACAACTCGGACTGGACGTATGCGGTCACCTTCGTTTCCTCGGGAACGGAGTCCGCTCTTTCGTCCACGGTGACCGTGGAAGGGCCGCCGTCGCTCGACAGCAACACCTATGTTTCGCTGACCTGGAACGCTGTCCCGGGCGATGTGGAACGATACCAGATTTACCGCAGCGTCAACGGGGTTTTCTATCTTGTCGGCATAATGATGTCCGCCACGCCGTCATTCGTGGACAAGGGCATCACGCCATCAAGTACCCTGGCCCCGACCTCCGGCGCGTCTGGTCCCACTGGTTTGGCGGGCACGTTGGTGGAGCCTGACCCCCGGGAATGGATTTACGCCGTCACGGCAGAGATCAACGGTATTGAGTCCGCGCCGTCCGAGTCGGAAATCATCGAAGGGCCGTATGCCCTGGACAACGACTCCTATGTCACCCTGACATGGGTTCCCGTGGCTCTGGCCGAACGGTACAACGTGTATCGCGCCTTGAACGGAGTTTTTTACTTCATCGGGCAGGCATATTCTTTGGACGCGCCGGAGTTTATCGACAACGGCGTGGTGCTGGACAAGACTTCAGGTGCGCCGCTCGAACAGGAGCCGTTTGAAGATGGCGAATACCCCGCGACGTGCATTTTCCATGAGCAGCGGCTTTTTCTCTCGCGCACGTCGAACCGGCCGCAAACCGTCTGGGGCTCGAAGACCGGCGACTTCTACAACTTCTCGAAATCGTTGCCGCTGCGCGACGATGACCGCTTGATCTTCACCATCGATGACAGCCAGGTCAACGCCGTGCA